GAGGAGACAGACATGGCAAACATCACCGACAGCGACTACGGCACCGAGCGCACGGTCGAGACCGAGGACGGTCCCCAAGTGCTCGTCAGCCAGGGCTTCCCGGTCATCGTCATGGTTCGCAATCAGCACGACGCCCGCAAGATCAAGGCCGAGTTCAGGGGCCGCGGCTACAGGGCCGAGTACGACAACCCGGTCTGGATGGCCAAGGACCAGGCCGACGCCCTGGCAGCCTTCATCGCCGCCAAGCAGGATGTCACCGACGAGGCCGAGGCCATCGTGAACGGCGAGGGGGTGGCCGACTGACCCCAACACCCGCTTGACGGCGGGCAGAGGTTCCCCTCACGGGGCGCCTGTGCCCGGTGCCAACCGGAACCGTGCGCCTTACCACTGAGCATGATCGCAGAGTGGCCTTCGGGCGTAAGACCTGGCCGGGGAACGGATACCTCGGGAGAGTGGGAGCACGGCGAAGTCCATCCCGAATAGGAGGCAACATGTCGAAAGTGTTCACCACACAGATCGCCCCGCCCGACTTCAACGATTTCTTCGTCGGGGGGCGCTACGACCCGGCCAAGGACGACGAGCTGACCCAGGCCTACCTGGGCAAGGTCAAGGCCGACCTCGTCAGCAGGGGCTACACCCACGCCCTCACCGGTGAAGTGGTCCGGTTCGGAGTGGCCGACGGGCGTGCTCAGTACATGGTGGCCAAGGCCGGTCGCAAGGCAGCCATCCTCATCCACCTCCCGCTGGCCGACGGGTATCAGATCCCCGCCGCCCACGCCAAGGGCCTGACCGACAAGGACCTGAGAGACCAGGTCGAGGGCGAGAAGCGACTGGCCAGGCTGTTCGCCGCCAGGGAAGCGTCATGAAAATCTCCATCACCACCGATGCTGGCGAGGTCTACGCCATCTTCAAGCGTGACGAATGGGGCAACTGGATCGAAGAGGGCGACGGTGACAACCTCGGCACCGACCAGCAGATGTTCGGCACCAACCCCCTGACCTCGTTCCCCGAGATCGTCCAGCAGGGCCTGAAGTGGGCCGAGGATGAGGCGCCATGAGGTGCCGCTGGCACGGAGACGACCTGGTGGGCCTGCTGGCCCCCGGCGACGGGTTCGACGCTCCAGAGGCCTACGAGGTCTTCCTGGGCACCGACGCGGATACCAGGAGGGGGACGCGACTCAGCACCCCCGGCCATCAGATGAGGGTCGAGACCATGAAGAAGAAGGAGGCGGCATGAAGATGAGAGCAGGCAAGGTCAAGGTCGGCGACCAGGTCATGTGGTTCGACTCCCGCCTGGGCTGGGCGCCTCGGGGCGTGGTCAGCGTCACCAAGGTCCGGGGCGGGACCGTGGCCCTGGAGCTGAAGTGCCCCGGTCAGCCCCTGATCCGCTGGAGCGGGCCGCTGGGGGTCGACATCGAGATGGCGCCATGATCGCCGACGCCGACCGTCCCTTCGACATGCCCGAGCTGGTCGGCCCGGTCGTCATTCAGCTTGACGTGAACCCCGACTTCGGGATCGCCCAATGCACGCTGTGTGAGTGGGGGTGGCACACCGGGCTGACCAATGCCAGGAGGCTGGCCAGAAACCACCGGGACACCTACCACCCGGACTAAAGTCCCAGATCGAACCAGCCGATAGAGAGGGATGCGATACATCCCCAACCCCAATGAGGCACTGATCGAGAGGGCCAGAATGAACGGTCGTCTCCCTCAGGAGCAAGGTCGTATCGAGGCCGCAGTTAGGCAGGAAGGAGAGTCAAAAACGAACTGACATCACTCCATCAAAAGAAACCGCAGGAAGCCTCCCTCTCCCCAGGGGGGCTTTCCTGCGTCAGGGGTATCCCACAACCTCCGCCATAGACCGTGATGTGCTCATACAAGCACCACGACAGGGCCGATCGCTCGTCGGGAGCAGACCAGTAGTTCCAAACCTCTCTCGATGAAGGAGCCAACAATGGCTGACGTAGATACCCTGAGCCTGGACGAGCTGTACCAGGAATGCGCCGACCTCCGTAAGGAGTTCGCAGACATGCCCGAGGGCGAGCGGTCCGACGAGGACAGCACCAAGCTCCAGGCAATGTTCGGTCGTGTGAATGAGCTGGACGCTCAGATCACCCTGGCCGAGCTGGAAGACCGCCGTGCCAACGCCAAGCTCGCCTCCGTTCGCGGTGGTGGCCTCGGTGACGCACTCGACACCCGTTCGCTGGGCGACATGCTCGCCACCGAGGACATGGTGAAGTGGGCACGCAGCGGCAACATGGGCACCGCCCCCTACCGGATGGACTTCGAAGGCGAAGGCACGCTGGAGCAGATGCTCACCCGTGCCGTCAACGAGTTCGGCGGTTCCGGCCCCGGTTCCACCCAGTCGATCAATGCCGTGGACGGTTCCGGCGCTGGCTACCTGCTCCCCGCCGGTCAGCCCATCGCCCCTGTCCCACGTCAGGCTCGCCTGTTCCTTCGGGACCTGCTCCCCAAGATGACCACCACCCTGGCAGCCCTGCCGTATGTGCAGGAGCTGAACCCCACCTCCTACGAGGCTGCTTCGTCAGTCGCCGAAGGCGGTGTGAAGCCCAACGCCACGCTGAGCTTCCAGGCAGCCAAGGCTGACCCCACGGTCATCGCCGCCACGCTGGTCATTTCGAAGCAGCTCTTCGAAGACAGTGGCGCGGTCGTCCAGTACATCAACCAGAGGCTTCCGTACATCGTGAAGTTCAAGGAAGATGCCGAGTTCCTCAACGGCTCGGGCACCTGGCCGGACATCCAGGGCATCCTGGGCACCACCGGGGTTCTGACGCAGTCGGCTGTCTCCAGCGACAACGCCCAGACCTTCGCCGCCGCCTTCGCCCAGGTCGAGAACCACGACGGTACCCCCACCGCCGTTGTCCTCAACCCCACGAACGCGTGGACGATGTTCAGCAAGCGTGCAGCCGGTGGTTCCGGTACCTTCGACGCCGGAGCGCCCTTCAGCGCCCTGCCGCTGACGGTCTGGGGCGTCCCGACGTACCGTACCCGTGCGATCGCCGCCAACACGGCCCTCGTCGGTGACTTCCAGCTCGGCGGCATGATCGTCGACCGGGAGCAGGTCAACGTCGAGACCTACCGGGAGCGCTACGCAGAGCTGAACCAGATCCTGCTGGTCTGCGAAGAGAGGGTCGGCCTGATGGTCTTCCGCCCCGACCTCTTCGTCAACGTCACCACGGTCTGACCAAGCCCAAGAGCGGATCAGGACGGCCCCCTGCTACGGCGGGGGGTCGTTCTGCGTCCATCCTCGGTCCAGGCGTGGTCTGTCGGCGACAATCGGGTGGTGGCCCACCTTGTGATTCACCCCGAAGACTCCCAGTACACCGGCTTCAACGGGGACTGGACGATCGGGGACTACCCCAAAGCCCCGCCGCCCGACACCCGGCCTCGGAAGGTGGCCACCGCTCGGATGCTCTGGCGGCATGACGGCTCGCTGGCCGCCGCCCCCGGCAAGACCTACCTGGAAGAGGACGAGGACAAGCTGATCACCCACGACGACTGGATCGAGTCGCAGTCATGACGCTCCCCACCATCCCCAACCCAGGGACCGGCCTGTCCACCCCCCTGGTGTCCGAGGCCCAGTACCGGAAGATGACCGGCGATCTCATCTCCGAGTCCGCCGACGTGGTCGCCGAGATCGCCGAGGCCACCCGCGACATCTGCATCGAGTGTCACCGGACGCTCTCCTACGGCCAGTACACCGAGAACCTCTACCTCTACGCCAAGGGCATGGTCTGGCCCAGCGCCACCCCCATCGACCTGTCCACCAAGATCTACGCCTCGGCCACCGGCGGCGAGGTGCTCTTCGACCCGGCCACCGACACCGTGCCCGGCGGCAGCTCGATCATCCAGGGCGCCGGGATCTGGGTGGGCTACTTCTCGCCCCTGCCCTGGATGCCTGTCTGGTCCGGGGTCATCGACGCCCAGACCGTGATCACCTACGCCGGGGGCTTCTACCCCTGGCAGGCCACCGCCGGGGTCACCACCACGACGCTGCCCGGCAAGCTGGCCCGCGCCATCATCACCGTGGCCTACTACACCCTCAACCCCTCGATCGTGAAGTCCATGGGCGCCACCAGCGTGGCCCTGGGCGGGGTGACGGTAGCTGGGGACCTCTCCAGCTTCATGCGGGCAGACCCCGAGCTGAGGCGCACCATCAAGCGGTTCACCCGGCGCCAGGCGCATCACTGGGAGCGGTGACATGGCGATCCCCTTCGCGAAGGATCTCATCGACATCTCCCGAGTGGACGACTCCACGGTGGACGGCTGGGACGACAATCCCCCCACACCCATCCAGACGGCCTCAGGAGTCCGTGCAGTCGTCTCCCTGCCCTCCGCTGCCCCCAACCTGGTTGGCGGGGACAGGATCGTCTACAACGCCACCATGACCTGTGACCTCTGCGACCTCCAGGCCAACGACACGGTGACCGACTCCCAGGGCACCCAGTGGCGGTGCCTGACCGTGGTCACCCAGATCGGTCTGGGCCTCGACCACATGGCCGCCAACCTCCGCCTGGTGTCGGGAGCAGCCACATGACCGTCGAGATCGACTACGAGGCCATCCAGGCCATGGGCAAGGACCGCTTCGGGCCGGTGGGCAAGGTCATCGAGCAGAAAGCTGTGGTCACCGAGACCATCGCCAAGGTGCTCATGAAGATCCCCGGCACCGGACGCTATTACGGCCCCGGCTCCTACTTCCTGACCAGGGGGTTCGGCCCGGCCCGGAAGGTCTACCACTGGACCCGTCACTCCGGCCACCAGGCCTCGGCCCCCGGCGAGCCAGCGGCCAGCGACACCGGCTACTCCGCCGCCCAGATCGGCCACCGCATCGAGGTCCGCCAGACCGTGGTGGGCATCGTCGAGGGCAAGTCGAAATACTTCATCTACACCGAGCTGGGCACCCGGTACATGAAGCCACGCCCGGTGCTCCGTCCCGCACTCTCCGCAGCAATGAGGAAGTAATGTCCGCCACCCTCTACCCCGACGCCATGCCCGACATCCGGTCCTGGCTCCGCAACCACTCCTACCTGGCCAGCCTCTCAGCGGGGCGCGTCTTCTTCTCCATCCCCCCGAAGATCACCCAGGCCCCCTTCATCCGTATCTACCGCTCCGGTGGAGTGCCGTTTTC